TCAGCCATTTGCTTGCTCCCAATCCACCAGTTTCATTGCCGTTGCCGGATCAACGCCCGCCTCCTTGGCTTGTGCCAGCGCCTGAACGATGCCCGCCGCCGCGCGTGCCCGTCCGCCCGCGTCGAAGGCTTGCAGCGGCCGCATGGTGTCGATCTCGACCGTCTCGCCCAGCTTGTCGGTGCATTCTTCGGCTATCGCCGCCGCCATCGGTTGCAAACACCATTGCGCCAGGTGGCGTTGTCCTTCGCGCGCCAGCGGCCCCGTGGTGGCCGGGTTGAGCATCCCCGGCAGGATGCCGAAGACCGCGCAGATCGCATCGCGCGCCGCGTCCAGGCTTTCGCGGGTCATGGCCCGGCTCAGGTCGGGGGTGACGTCGCTGGGCCGCCAGTCCTGTGCCGGGGCCGGTCCGCCCGCCGCCGTCACGTTGACCGATTCGCGCAACAGCAGCTTGCCCCGCGCCCCTCGAAACTCTCGCCCGATATTGCCCAGGTCCACGTCAGGCGATTCGGGAAACGGCACGATTTGCGATCCGATGGGCGCATTCTCGAAGACCTCGGACAAGGCGTTTTCGACCGCGTTCAACAGCCCGGCCGTCAGTTGCGCCCGCTTGAGCGGGGCTTGCCCGGCGTAGGGGGCGGCAATGTCAGCGCCGATCCGAAAGCGGAGAAACTCGCCGGCCAGAGCCGTTCGGGATATGCCGCCGCCCGCCTCGGGGATGGTCACGCGATAGGCGGTCGGCCAGCCGTCGCTGGTTTTCAGATCCCAGTCGGAACACGGCACCAGCCCGCGTTCGGTGATGAGCAAGACCGCTTCGCCCCTGAGCGCCAGGGACCGCGCACAGAGCGCCAGAATGCGCCGGGTCAGCAGTTCGGTGCCCGTCACATCGGCAAGGCTCAGACCGCTTTCCCACATCGTCACGGCCGCCTGCACCGTCGCCGTCAGTTCGGCAATGCCCCGCCGCCCGCTGATCCAGGCTTCGCGCGCCGTGATGATTTCAGCCGTGAAGCCGCTGCCGCTGGCGCGGGTCTCGACCTCTTGTTTTCGCTTGAAAGGCCACATTGTCACGCCCTCCGGTATGGGCGCAGCAGATCGCCCGCGCCGCTCAGTTGCATGCCCCGCGCCTGCCAGCCGGGATTGCGGGTAAAGGTTTCGGTGATCTGCCCGATTGTGACGCTGTATTGCCCGGCTCCTTGCCGCTCGACCTCTTCGGCCATGTATTCGGCCAGCCGCCGGAAAGCCTCGTTTATCGCCGCCGGAACCGCCCCGCCGCCAACATTTGCCGTGATCCGGTAAGGCCCGGTGCCGTCCAGGACGTAGCCGCCCAGCGGCCCGGCCTTCAGCGTGTCCGCCGTCCAGGCGTCATCCCGCCAGATTTCCGCCGCCGTGATGGTTGCCGGGGTCAGGTCGGGCCACCATTCGCCCGGCCCCTCAACCGTCCAGATCACTTGTCGATCGGTGAAGCGGTGCGCCGTGTAAGCCTCGATCCGCTGCCAGATCATATCCCCGTCCAGCGCCGCCGCCGCAACCGACAGGCCCGAAGGCACCGCCGGATAGCTGGCCGGGATTGCCTCGTCTCGTTTCAGTATCTCCATTTCAAGCCCTCCATCGGCCCAGGGCGCGTTGCAGGCCCGCGCCTTGCGCCTCGGCCCGTCCAGACCAGCACCGCGCCTCGATCTGGGCTTGCGGATAGGCCGGGCGGGTCACGGCGCTGATTTCGAACAGCGCCGCCCGCGTTACCGTGCGCAGAAACCCGCCGCCGCGTCGCTCGATCCGCTCGCCATCCGGCAGGATGCGAAAGCCCGGCGACAGACCGCGCACCAGCCCTGACGCGGATCGCGTTCTGCATGTCGCGCCGGATTGCCTGTTCAATGGCCGGTCCCGATTGCTTCAACGTCTTGCGCGTCACCTTCATCTGGACGCCCAGCGTATTGTCGGGGGCCATCGCCTTGTCGGTTGTGGCAAACGCGGTCGGCCCGGCAACAGAGCCGGTTTCGGTCGCGGCCCATCCCGCCGCAACGCTGGACGTGACCACCGGCCATTCACGATCCCCGAAGGGGATATTGATGACCTGAGCGCCCATCTGCACCGCCACGCTGTCGGCAAACAGCCGGTCGATGATCGGCTGCGTCTGGATCGGATCGGGCGTGCCGCTGGCAACGGTTTCACCCGCGCGGGCTTCCAGCGCCTCGAACGGCACCGGGATGCCGCGATACCCGCCTTGCGCGCGCATTTCGGCCACGACTTCGGCCGTCGCGCCGTCCAGCGCCCGGCCTTCCTCGGCAAAGGCCATGACCGCCTGCCGGATTTCATAGCGGCTGACCAGATCGGACCATTCCTTGCCCTCGCGGGTTTCCAGATCGGCCCCGGCTTCGCGCCGTTCCTGATCCTCGGCAATGAGCGCCGCGCGATAGCGGGTTTCATTGGCCCGATATTCCCGATCCAGCTCGTCCATCTGCCGGGTTTCGTCTTCGGTCGGTTTTTCCTTCCCGACCAGCTCGGCCAGCGCCTGCCGGATTTCCGACTGCCGACGCTGAATCTTCACCGATTCAAGCATGTTCATCTCCTTTGCTCGAAGGTTTGCGCTGCATGTCCCGCAGCAGTTGCCGCCATTTCTGGCGTTCGGGGGAAACGGGCGTCTGCCCGCAGTCCACGCGAGCTTGGCCCCGTGGCACCGGCCACAGAGCGTTTGCAGGTTCGACAGGTCGTAAGACCGTTCGGGATGGGTCCGCACCGGCTGGATATGGTCGATCTCAAGCCGATGCCGTGCGCCGCACAGGACGCATTTGAAGCCGTCACGCCGCAGCGCCTCGCGCCGCAGCGCCTGCCACCGTGGCCCGCGCGTGACGTGCCGGGAATATCTATGCCACCGGGTCACGCCGCACCTGCAATTCGTAATAGGCCGCGCTGCCGTCCGTCCCGTGCGTCGTGACGCGGATGACGCGGTAGGTTTCACCTTCGGCCACCACGCGGTCGCCAACCTCGGGCGTGATCGCCAGCCCCTCGGCCGCCACGCAAAGCCGCAGGTCGCCCGCCTCCATCAGCCCGCCCGCGATAGCCGCCAGTTCTTCGTCAAACAGCGTCGTTGCCGCCGTCGCCGGATAGTCCGTCCAGGTGCCCGGATTGACGCCGCCGTAGCCGTCCGGTGTGCCGGGGGGCTCGCGCTGCACCGTCACCGCCCGACCGTGCGTCCCGATCAACCGTGTTGCGATCTCTCTCAAACCCATGCGATCCGTCCTCCTGTCCGTTTCGCCCGCGCCGTCTGCCGGGCACCTTCGGCCACCGCCAGAACCGTTGCCGATGCCGCGTCGATCCGGCCCTTTGACCGGGCTTTCGCCAGTTTCAGGTTGTTCGCCGGGTCGCGCAGCGTGACCGCATCCGCAAAGGCTGACCGCAGCAGCAGCGACGGCGCGGTTTTCACCAGCCCGTCAAACGCCGCCCGCCGGAACCGCTCGCAGTCCTCGCCGCCGTCCCGGTATCCCTGACCGCGCCAGACCAGCGGGGCGCGAATGCCCGCCTTGTCGATAGCCTCGGCAAGTTCGGCCTGCTTGTATCGGTCCATCGTGATCGCGGCGATTTGCTCGCCCTCGACATGGGCCAGAACCTCGACCAGCCACGGCGCAACCGGCACCGTCTGATCGCCCAGGGTGGACAACTCGCCCCGGTCGTGCATCTGCACATACCGATCCCCGACGCCGTCATTCTGACCGCGATCCAGCAGGCCCGGTTTGCTCGGGAAGGTGCCCAGGGCTTCAAGCCGCCCGGTTTCGGGCCAGTAGAACGCGCCGCCGTCATGCTGGCAGGGCCGCCCAGGTCGATCCCGACCACGCAAGGCCCGGATCGCTCGGGCAGGTCCGCCGTCTCGCAGGCCAGCCATTCGTCAACCGTCAACAGCAAGTCGCGGGTTTCGCCGCTGACACGTTCGTTTCGGTTGTAGAGCCGGAATGCCGTCAGGGTCGATCCGCCCCGCGCAATGGCCCGCCGCGCTTGCGCTTGCAACCACTCCAGCGATGAACCGATGCCGTGTTCTGCCCCCGGATTGGCGAGTTTCAGACTGTCCAGATCGTCCGCGGGCAAACCCGGCGCGGGCCGGTGTTCTTGCCGGTAGACGCCCGGTTGATCCTCGTCCAGCCAGACCGAGAACGGATGCGCGTCATCCGCCGCCGATGTGCTGATAATCAGCGCCCGGCCGCCACGCTTGCCCAGACCGCTGAGCAACGCGTGTTCAAGCGCGTCCCCCTGATCCGCCTGCCAGTGACCGCGTTCGTCCATCAGGACCAGCGTCGGGGCCGATCCCAGAGCCGACTTGCCGTCAGCCGCGATAACCCGGATGAAGTGCCCGCCGCCGTCGCCGTCATACTCGACTTCAAGTCTCGGGCTGCGGCGGATCGTAAAACAGCGCCTGTTCGTCTTCGGGCAGGCCGCGAATGAAGCCCACCACGAAGTCGAACGCGATCCGGCCCTGATCCCGCGTCCGCGCCGCAACGATGATCTCGCGGTGCGGCTGCCGATCCCAGATGCCCATGACCGCGCCAAGAGCGATGCCGGATGACAGGGCGGTTTTCGCATTCCCCCGGCCGATGCTGAGAACGGCCACACTGATCCCGTCCGCCAGGGCACCCCTGACGAATTGCTTTTGGAACGGGGCCAGCTTCACCGGCTGCCCAGCCTTCGGCCCCTCGGGAATGCGCAGGGTCTCAAGGAAGCGGATTGCCTTGGTGGATGCCTTAGCCATGCCGACCTCCCGCACAGCGCGAAAGAACAACTCCGCCGCGGTCCTGCCCGCACCAGCAAAGCCGGGCATTGGGACCAGATGGGGGATGCCCGGCGCAGTCACGCCAGCCCCCATGCGGTTGCATCACCAGCCGTTCCAAAAGGGGAAAAGGTGTATTATGATTGTTGCCAGATTTGGCATAGTCATGGACAAGCCGGTATCGGCCCGATTTGCGGCGTTTGGGGTCAGGCGCTACCAGTTCCTCGATGAAACCGCGTTCGAGCAAAACATCCCTAGCATTAGCGATCTTGTGCCGCGACCAAGGCGGGCCGCCCGCCGCACTCATTGCTGTTGGCGCAATGGCGAAGGCGCGGCGCTTGCCATGCCATCGCAGAAACATTTGATACAAGGTGAAAGCTTCGGGATGGTCAATCAGATCGTCCATGATCCTGTCTCCTTCGGTCACTTGCGGCTTACGAAGGCCAAGAAAGTTCCGACCGGATGCCTCGTATCCCGAAGCGGATCGAGCGTACCGTTCAACCTCCTTCAACGGCAATGGGTCGGTGAATGCGCTGGCCCATGTTTTGGCCACGTCCAGAAGCGCCTCGACATCATCGCGGTGTCGCGCCTGTGCCATGCAGTAGCGCCACAGCAAGTCGTTGCGCTCGCCTTGTCGGACGCATTCAGCGGCTCGCGGTCTGCCCGTTTCAAGCGCCTGCGGTGGGATCGGAGGCAACTTTTCCAGTGAATCCAGCCCGCCCGTGCGGTAGATGTAAGCTGCGGCAAGGTCTTCACGCCATGACGGCGGGGCGATGGTGAAGCCGCCACCCAAAACGTCGATGGGCAGGTCATCAAACGGTCGTATGCGGCGCCCCTCGCCATTGTGGCGATACCACAACTTTGCCTTGCCGCTGGCGGTGCGGATCGTGATCGGGGTTTCTCCGAAACGCTTCACAGCCAACGCCAGCCACGCATCGCCCACCGCGTCCACGTCGATTTCGGTAAGGCCGGATGACTTGCCCATGACGATCCCGAGACCGTCCACTGCGCCCAGATTGTCCACGGACGCCCATGCCCGCGCTCTGCCGGGCGTAGCCTTCTGCCAGCCCCGCACCGCCGGTCGCTTGCGGCGCGTGTTTACAGGAAACGCGGGAAGGCCAGCAGTGGCGTAGGCGTCAGCGTGTTGGGCAAAGATGCCGGGCATTCACTTACGCTTTGCCTCGCGCCGCTGGGCTTGTGTCAATCGCTCGGACTTGCCGCCCAAACCAACCTATTCCATGAGATGGGCGGTTTCAGTTTCGTCCATCTTCGCCCAAGCGAGTTCCATCATGGCGTGCACCGCGTTGGCTTCGTCGGTGCCTTCGATCTTGGCGTTGGGGTCTTCCGCCAGCGTTCGCGCGGCGATCAACAGGCACCGCAATTCGTGCAAAGCGTTGTCGGTCCGGTCGTGGTTATCTCTGACGTGCCGCTGGATCATGCCGCCACCTCCTGGGCTTCCAGCCAGGCGATAACGTCAGCCTCGCGCCAGTAACGGCGACGGCCGATATAGATAGGGCGCGGGAAGTTCAGATCGTCGTGATGGAGCCACCGCCACAGCGTCATGTCGCTGACGCCGCCGCAGAGTTGCCGCACGTCAGCAGCGGGGATGCGCTTTGCCGGGTTGCAATCGTTGGTCAT